ATCGAAGACTCGCGTACATGGTGATAGAAAAGCAAAGCACACTAAGAAGATACATCAAGAAGAAATAGATGACGCCATTTGATTTTTTAAATTCTATTAACGAAAAGAAAAAATATCTTTTCGAAGGTTGTATTGCAGATGATTCTGGTGAAGCGGCCGATCTTGATTCAGTAGATAGAAAGTATACACCCTTTATGGTGAATCGCGGACTATCAAACTTTGCTGATACTATTTTATTTGCAAATGAAATGAATGGACGTGCTCACATGTCTAAGAAAATGCAATACGATTTTCTTTTTCATTCTGTAAGACACAAGAGACGATTTTCGAAATGGCACAAAAAAGCAAAAGATAGCAAAGACATTGAACTAATTAAAGAAGCATATAATTGTAATCGCGAACGAGCTGAAGAATTTTATGACTTACTTGATATGGATAAGCTTAGAATGTATATGTCAAAAGGTGGCATATTATAAATAACTAAGTGAATGAATACAAAATAGAATGGACACCAGAAAGTATGTTGGAGGTTTCTCTTTCTGAGCCCGATGACTTTTTAAAAATTAAAGAAACTCTTACAAGAATAGGAGTAGCATCTAAACGTGATGCTCAAACATTATTTCAGAGCTGCCATATTCTACACAAACAAGGCCGGTACTTTATTGTACACTTTAAGGAATTGTTTATGCTTGATGGAAAACCGTCTAACTTTACAGAAGACGATTTAGCAAGACGAAATACAATTGCAACTCTTTTATCTGATTGGGGTTTACTTGATGTACTTAGTGAAGAAAAAGCAGCTGAAAGAACTTCATTACGTAATATAAAAATAATATCTCACCGCGATAAGAACAATTGGGTTCTCGAAGCAAAATACTCAATAGGAAACGTAAAAACGTATAAATAATAACATGACAGACATAAGCAAATTAACAAAAGTAGAATTAGAAGAACTCGGTAGAGAGCACGGAATTGAGCTCGATCGTAGACTTACTAAAAGCGCTCTAATTGAACAATTAGAAGAAGTAATAACAGAAGAGCCTTCATCATTGGTTGACTTAAAAGCTGAGTACGTTGAAGAAGCACCTGTTTTAAAAGAAGTAGTTCCAGCACCTTCTGGTCAACTTTTGACAGAAAGAACTAAGCCAAAACAATTTGTAGATAGATTGTTTGCTGACGTTGACGGTAACGTTCTTAAGTTCGCAACACGTGGAGCAGCTCGCTCGACCGGCAATAGATATGACGGAAAAGTGCTTGAACAAGACGGACATTTTGTTGTTCGTAAATACTAGTTTTTAGTATAAATAACTTTATAGATGGTGCTCACAATGAGGCCATCGCCCTTAACCTGCCTAACGGAGGATAAAATAAAATGACAAATACATACACGTGGCCATCTCAGGCCTGGACTATCGGTTTTGATTCTATGTTTGATAGAATCGAAAAACTACAATCACAACAACAAGGTTATCCACCTCACAATGTTGTGAATCACGGCGAAGACAAATACGAAATTGCTCTTGCTGTTGCAGGCTTCAACGAAAAAGATTTATTCGTTGAGCAAGAAGAAAACGTTCTCACAATCGCATCAAAGGATGTAGATTTGAACGGTAATAAAGAATACATCCATAGAGGTATTGCAACTCGTAAATTTCAAAAGAAATTCACATTAAGTGAATATGTTGAAGTTGAAGCTGTTCGACTCGTAGATGGTATTCTTTCTGTATACTTACAAAAAAATATACCAGAAGAAAAGAAGCCGAAGCGCTTTGGTATAAATACATCAATAGATACAACAAAAGAATTTTTAACTGAATAGTTTTTTCTGCGTTAAACATTAAGTCCGTCGAGCCTTATTCCTGCTTGGCGGGCTTTTTTTTATTTACTTTTGCGGAAAACTCTATATAGTATATACTATGATTGGCTTTTATACCTCCATTGTACACAAAGGAAACACACTATTATATCGCGGCTACGATCAAAACGGTAAACGCGTTCAAGAAAGACTAAAGTTTAGACCGACTTATTATCTCGAGTCTAAAAAATTAACATCAAAGTATCACGGACTTGACGGTACACCTGTTGAGCCAATGACGTTCCCGTCAGTTAAAGACGCGAATGAGTTTGAAAAACTCTACGAAGGCGTAAAAGATTTTAAAATCTATGGCAACCCACGCCACGTACCTGCGTTTATTCAACAACATTTTCCTAATGAGATCACGTTCAACCGCGCTCTTGTAAACATTGGCTCTTTTGATATTGAAACTGCATACGGTGACGGATTTCCAACACCCGAGAATCCTGTTAATGGCGTATTAACAATTGCATACAAATCTTCAAAAGAAGAGTTCTATCGCGTATGGGGTATGAAGCCCTATGACGAAACTCAATGCAGACTTAAGAATCTCGAAGTAAGATATAAACAGTTTGCAAGTGAAGAAGCAATGCTTACTGATTTTATTAATTATTGGTCAGACCCCGAAAACACACCAGACGTAATTACAGGTTGGAACACAGAGTTCTTTGATGTTCCTTACTTACTTGCTCGAGTAGAGCACTTGCTTGGAACTACAATGATGAAAAAGTTTTCGCCTTGGAAGAATGTTTGGTCGTGAACAACGAGTAACTAACATTGATGGTATACCAAACTTAGACTACATGGGCTTATTTAAAAAGTTTGCTTATTCTTATGGTAACCAAGAATCTTATCGACTTGACCACATTGCGTCTGTTGTACTCGGCGAAAGAAAACTTGATTACTCTGAAGCTGGTTCGTTGCGGAATCTTTATGAAGTTGACTTTCAGAAATACATCGATTATAATATAAAGGACGTAGAATTGATTGAACGTCTTGAAGAAAAGCTCGGCCTTATTACGCTAGTAATGACAACTGCATATATCGGTGGAGTAAATTACACTGACACTCTTGGCACTACTGCGATATGGGATTCAATTATTTACCGACGTCTTATGAGAAAAAGAACAGTGCCTAGACTTCGACAATTACCACCAAGTAACTATACTCCGTATGGAGCAAAGGTTGGTTCTCTTACTCACAATGGTAGGCCCGGTGATAGAAACACAAGTAAGTTCGCAGCGATTGCGGGTGGTTATGTAAAAGAAGTTAAAGAGGGCATGAGTGATTGGGTGATGAGTTTTGATTTGAACTCACTGTATCCTAACATTATTATTCAAAACAATATGTCAGCCGAGACACTCGTGCCCCACTCTTTTATACCAAATGTTTTTCCTAATCGCATTCTTTCAGAAAATTCGTTTCCGTCAGATATAGATTTATGTCGAGCAGCCAATGGTTCTGTTTATAGAAAAGATATAAAAGGAATTGTACCTGAGCTAGTCGAAGAACTATACGCTAAACGTGTTGAAGTTAAAAAGAAAATGATTGAAGGCCAACAAGCTCTTCAACTTGATAAAGATAACAAAGCGTTGATACGTGATGTGTCACGAAACGAAACAATGCAGATGGCTGTAAAGATTTTGCTAAACTCTCTTTATGGTGCAATGGCAAACAAGTACTTTAGATACTACGACCCACAAGTCGCAGAGGGCATAACACTCACGGGCCAAACAGTTATTCAATGGGCAGAGAAAGCAGTAAACCAAAAGATATCTGAGTTCTTGCAAGAAGAAACTATTCAAGATAGAGTAATTGCAATTGATACTGATTCTGTTTACATTACTGCTGCTGACATCGTTGAGAAATTTAAACCAAAAGACCCTGTACATTTCTTAGATGAGTTCGGTGAAAAAGTTATTGAACCTGCGTTGTCAAAAGCTTTTGATGACTACGCTAGAATCTCTAACGCTTATGATAATCGAATGGTTATGGCACGTGAAGCAATTGCTGATAAAGGTATATGGACTGCAAAGAAACGTTACATACTCAATGTACATAACAATGAAGGTGTTCAGTATTCTGAGCCTAAGATAAAAATGATGGGTATCGAAGCAATCAAATCTTCAACGCCTGAAGTTTGTCGC